GGCACACTTCGGCACAGCGGCACAAAGCGCAGAGATACATGGAGATGGCCGGCCACCCGTGTGAAAGGTACTGTTTCACTATCAATAACTATAGTGAAGAAGATATTGAAGCTGTAAAAGCGTTCCTTGTACCAGACAATGCAGAATATGCAATTGTTGGTAAAGAGAAAGGAGAAAATGGAACGCCACATTTGCAAGGGTTTGTGAACCTTAAGAAGAAAATGAGGTTCAACCCTTTTAAAGCAGCTTTGGGTGGCCGTGCCCATATCGAGCAAGCCCGAGGTACTGACCTTGATAACAAGCGTTACTGCTCTAAAGGCGGAGATCTGCTGTTGGAGGTCGGCGAACCTGGGAAGCAGGGTAAGCGGAGCGACCTGAAGGAAGCCGTTACACTTTTGAATTCTGGCGCCAATATGACTGCTGTTGCGCGCGCATACCCGGAAGTATTTATCCGGTACGGGCGTGGCCTACGGGACTACGTCATAACAGCCGGATTGAGTCAGCAGAGGGCGTGGAAAACTGAAGTCCACGTAATAGTGGGCGTGCCTGGTGTGGGCAAGTCCAGGCATGTTTCGGAGCAGCATAGCGACATCTACTGGAAGCCCAGAGGCAAGTGGTGGGATGGCTACTGCAATCAAGAAGTTGTTTGCCTTGATGACTATTATGGATGGATACCTTATGATGATTTGCTGAGACTTTGTGATAGATATCCTTTGAGAGTGGAAACTAAAGGTGGGACTGTGTCTTTTGTTGCTAAGAAGATCTATATTACTTCTAACAAGCAAATAAAGGACTGGTACAACTTTGAAGAGCTTAAGGTGGACCCCCGAGCTTTGTATAGGCGTGTGACCAGTTATAAGGTTATGAGAGAGGGGGGCGAGCTTTATGATGTAGTAATGACAGGAGACAATAAAATTAATTATTGAAATTTATTAAAATGTGTCCGTGTGTTACAATTTGGGCCGCATGGGCTGACCGGGGCGCGAACCCGTGCTGTTGCTAGTGGTAAGCAACACCCTTCCCCTCTGCACCACCCGTACACATAATCTCTTCGGATACTACACTTGATCTTAGCCAAAAGGCTCGTTGATGAGTGATCACTCCGAAGGTTCTTCATCTACTAGAAGTGGTGCTTGGGCTGGGTAGTCAATTAGGTTGAATTCTCTGAATTGTACATAGAGAGTTACTCTTATTTTAAAGTTTTGGGCCATGTTGGAGATTCTTTCCATGCTCCAGCCAACTTGTCCATGGGTAATGTTATCATTTGTCATGTTTATCCACACTTGGTTAGCTTTATTGTTTGGTTGGAACCAAGCTGTGCTTGTGATGCTGTCTAGGTCAGGTTTAGGAGTAAAATATCTTTTTAACTGGTCTGTGATTAGTCCAGACATGTTCTGCTTGACATGTTTGAGGTGAGGGTCATAAGTTTTGCCCTGTGTAGGAGCGGGTGCTTGCATCCCGAGGTAAATTGCAGTGCTGCCGTATCTGTATGGAGTTTGAGCAGGGATCATTTTTGGTAGTATTTCAAATTTCATTTTTCTAATTCTGTAGTAGGCCCAAGGTATACTTTTAGTATTGATTGCACTGCCTGGGCCTGCTGGCATGAATTGTCTGAGATTGACTTCTAGTCTAGCTACATTATATCCTTCAGCTGTAGTACTGGCCATTGTCCAGTCCTTGGTAGCAGAGAGTCTGACATTTATAATTCCATTCTTTCTTCTCCATCTGTACGCGCCCCGCGCCACTCTGCGTCTGCGCGTGTTTCGGCGCCATCTTCTCCTTCTGCTGTATCTACTGCGCCTGCGTATGGGCATCTATGAAAGCGAAAGTAGGAAGTGCCGGTTAGTATTACCCGGCACTTC